TTATACACTTCTTTCCAATTCCTTGCAACAGGTATATGGAAGTCCGTGAATTCGTAGCTTTCATTATGAGTGTGTCTCATCAAAATTGGTTTAAGGCCGAACTTCAACCCACATTCTGCATTCTCTACTTTATCTTCAATCCACCAACATTCGCTATCTTGAAATTCCATCAATTCACAATCTTTATCAGCACCAGTTTCGATACAGTGAATGAAGTCGAAAACGTTTTCGCCAAAAATTCTGACTAAGTTTTCTTCACGAAGTGCCATGGCATATTGGTTTGTGGAAAGTGACGTAATGACACCGAAGACGTAACCATGCTCTTCATTCAGTTTTTTTACATACTTAACTGCATCTCTGAAAGAAGGCAAGAATCCAATCCATGCGCTTTCGTTGAATTCTGTTACAAGTCGTCGACCATGAGCCTTATCTGTTATCTCTTCAAATATTTTATCAATGCCATACCTATATGCATAATCATCAGATAGCGTGTATTCCTTTTGCTCCATAAATTCAAAGAATCTATACGACCAATCAAGTAGAACACCATCGCAATCTGTTAATATTAACTTAGAGTTCTTCATACTTTTCACTTTCCCGAATCTTGCTTTTCTGCCTACGTTTTTCTTGATAGGCGTATTCTTTCATTTTTTGAGAGTTCTTTCGATTCCTTGCATTGCGTTCGAACCGTTCTGGGCCTTCGTCCCAGGTGCTTTTCTCACGTCGATATGTTTTACCCATTTGAAGTGTTTGTATCCTCTACAATTAAATTAGCATATGCTTCGTTGATAGTCTTTACAGTCAATCCCTTCATGCGTTTCTTATCTTTCATATCGATAAGCAGCAGAGCATCGTCCTTATGAACTGATTCAAGGAGTTCAATGAACAAATTTTCTCGCCTCGATGATTGTAATTGAGATCCTGTACCTTCATAGAAATATGGTATACGTCTAGTATTGGTAAAGAGCATACCATGGTCTTCGATAAGGGTTGATGGACTATATGGTGGAACGCCTTCAGGTAACAGACATTTGAGAGAAGAGCAATACATTGCTTTCAACACAGTCTTGACAGACCTCGCTTCATTCTGCTTCAGCCATTTTACTTTGTCTGATTTAGATTTCATCTTAGATGCTTTGCCTAAGATTTCAGAAATAGATAGTTGCATTTAAAATTCACCTATGTTTTCAATAAGATTTTTCAATCGTTTTTCAATAAAGTAGTTGAACAATTTTGATCTATCGCCCCCTGCTTCGTTGTATTTAGTCATTACCTGCTTCTGAATATATTCGGGCACCATAGACAAATCAATCATAGCTTTATTGCGTTGATAGCCACGAAGGATTGTTTCGTTCGACATACAATCATTTTTAAGTTCAGTAGTATATTGTGTGATACGCTTTTGTGTCATAGGCTTTTGACGAGTTTTCATAACAAGACAATCATCGGGCGATAGCATATTTGGAACACCATCGCCAGTATCACCCTTCATAATGTGCTCCAATATATACTGGATAGGGTTAGCATGACGAACCCAGCGCTTACGAATAGGATCGTATTGCGTTACATTAGCATACTTATGTAGTTGAATAAAGTCTTTATCAGCAGAAAGAATCAAAATCTTTTCTGTAGAACCAGCGTTCAATTCAACGCCAAACTTATGACAAATTGTGCCAATAGCATCATCTGCTTCAGCACGGTCAACTTGAACTACCTTGTATGGAAAAACTTCTTTGAGTTCATCTCGCACAATATTTAGAATACGAAATAGTTCATTCCAGTTGAGTTCAGAAGACTCACGAGACTTTTTACGATTTGCCTTATAGTATGGAAAAATGTCTCGTCGCCAGTAGTTCTTATCGTCAAAGCAGAGAACAAGTTCTCCATAATCACTTTTGAACTTTCGACGATACGAGCGAATTGAATTGAGAATCATATGTCGAATGAGACTTTCTTCAAACTCAACATTGTGATGGTTGCCAATTTGAACCATGACGTTACTAATCATAACTTGATTCATGTCAACTAGAATCACTTTCTTATCCTTTGTTGTTCACTATACTTAATATATATCATATATCATATGTAAATAAATGTCAATCTTTTTTTCTAAAAAGATGGGTGCGATGATAAAAATTGAATCCATTCTTTTTGACGGCGAGTCCAATTGAAAGCATAGTTCGTATCGTGTATTTGCCTATTCATATCTAGCACACCATATGTGCTGACATGCTCTATAGCATTCTTCAAATAACTGTATGCCCTATTAGCATGTATTTGTGCATCCTCATCCCACTGATACATAGCAGTCATATTAGCAGCGGTCTCTGGTAGAGCAGCATAGTTTGGATGCACACATAGACAACCAGCAGACATAGCTTCAATCAATGCAATACAAGAGGTCTCTTGCCAGATAGACGGATAGGCGAAGATGTGAGCGTTCTGTAGCGCCTTTCTAACCTCTTCGTTAGATACTGAACCATGATAATTGATTTGTGGATGCTGTTTAAGTTTTTCAAACAAGTCCTTGTATGGCTCGTCTCTTTGCTCCCATCCATAAATCTTGAAGGAACTATACACATCAAGCTCGATGTTTTTGTACTGTTTTGATAGAGCATCGAAGATAGGATACAATAAACTTAATCCACGATGAGGCGTTGTATGGTAGATGATACGAATCTTGCCATCCTTCGGCTTTTCATGTTCGTCAATAGGCTCAATAGCATTCTTCAGAATATAAGAATGACTATATGGAACACCTAAAAAATCATGATATTGCTGAAACTGCCACTGAGAAACGAATACGAGTTTGTCGTACTTCTTATAGCCACCATCTTTTAGATGTGCTGCTTCAGGGTCTCCAGCTAGGTCGTGACATACGAGAATTTTTTTTAAATCGTCTCGCAGTCCACGAGTGCGTGAGTGGATAATCTGAAATTTCTTTAGCAGCTTTTGGGGAATGCGTTGCTTCATTCCCAGTGCCATCATTTCAGTTCCACCCATCGCATTCGCATTAATTTCATTGCGAACAAGCTTACCTGCTACGATTTCGACCATAAAAAATCACTCTGTTTTGCATTGCTGTTTAAGCTATTAATTTCAAATTTAACCATGGAATCCAAACGAAAAGAACGCCAAGCACTCTTCTCTAAATCCCACACAGCAATCGATTTAGGATCTTCTGGTAGATTTTTCCAATGTCTGCTGTGATATTCTTCAAAATTTGGCTTATTAAGCACTTCTTCGATGTCTTTTTGCTCTGGTAAATATTTTGTCTGAAGAGTGCACCACATCGTCCTCATATCGCCGTTCACCTTCGTAAACGTAACCCAACAACGTTCAGCTAGTAGCTTTTCTAGAATAACCGAATAATCCATCATAACCTCCACTTGTATCTTCTACATGGTCTAAAAATTCTGACATATTTTCAAAGACGGCACCATTAAAAGTTATGATGTATTTTCCATCAGCCTGTCTACGTCCACCAGAGGGATTATAGACAATCATATATCGTCGTTTATAATTTGTCACCACTTTAATGAAATCATCACGGATCAGATCATCCGTGTCGCAGTGTAGTATATACTTACCCATCTGTTGGCTCCTTTCCAATTGAGTATGTTTTCATTTAGAATCCATAATGGGCTCAACAATCTTAATCATTCGAATGATGGTATTCGTTGCATCGATATCCATCTGAAGATTCTCCATTTTCTCTTGTAGTTCCGTTAACTCTTCTTGATAGTAGTTTAGCTCCTTTTCCTTTTCCAAACGAGATTTGTTTAGTTTGTTAATCATGATTGCAGTTGTGTATTCAATCATTGGCGGCGGTAGAAGAGATGAGCACCAATGCGCTCTTGAAATGTGTATGCTGCTGCCCAGTATGGAACAACGTAATGGGCATGATACCAAAGGGAATTGTTAGTGTTATCATTATCTGGTCCTTCTTCACGATTTTTCATTGTGATTAATGCGATGTTAAAATCTTTTTCATAAGCAACAGTATTTTTCACCATGTCTGATTTACCATCGCAATACCAAGAGAACTGGCACTTGTTGCGAATAGGTGCGCCTTTAGAGTTTCTTACTGCTTGATAGACGACGCCACAAATTGTATCAGGAAATGATTTATCCTTAACACGGTTGAGGACCACATTAGCGATTGCCGTTTTCTCGTCGTCCTTCTGATTCCTTGCTTCGAAGTAGATGTTGGTAGCAAGACAATGTGCTTGGTCTATTGTAGATGCATCAGTTGTCTGAGGTACTACGTAGTATCGATGTATTATTTTGACCGGCTCAATTTCTAAATCTAATGTCTGTGCAGGCGCAGGCGCTAGCGCAAGCATCGGCTCAACTTGATTAGCTGAAGTGCGACTAGTGCCATTAACAAAGTAAGCAACAATCAGAGAAGCCAGAACAACTAGAGCAATCACTAACAATTTACATACTTTATTAAAACTCATGAATTTTACCTCTCTCTGCCAATACGATAAGCTTCGTTTTCAAGATTCCGCTGGTGTTTCTCCTTGCGCTCTGCTACGCCACGCTGACAGGAAGCATATGCTCCTGGATTGTCAGCGTAGCTTTCACAGGAAAAATCAGACGGAACTCGTTTTACCTGTTGGCGCT